TTGGAGGGTGTTTATCCCTTTAACTTTCTTCAGAGGACCTATTTGAATCAAATCAGCGAATGTTGCACCTGCTAATCCCAGAACTATATCTAATGCTCGTCCTACAACATTTCTATAGATCTGTGTAGCTCCCTCAATAAATGTCTGTAAAGGTTGGGGACCTATAAATGTATCTGCTTCTTCTTGTTCCCTGGCTTCTTGTTCAGAAGGCGTTCGCACAACAGGAGGAGCTTCATCAGAAACTGGAGGAGCTTCTTCAGGTGGGATATCCTCTCCTTCAGGCTCTCTATCTTCAGCGTCACGTTTTTCGATTTGTTCGTTGAGACTTCGCATTTTGATGCCAAGTTTATTAAGTTCATTCCACTCCTCCTTAGTTTTTCCTTTTTTATCAGCAAGTTCATTAGCTCTCTTTACAGTATCTTCTAATTGTTTTTCAAGAGTAGGCGGAGCTGCTTCACCAGTAGGAGGAGCTTCCTCACCTTTAGGAACACCAATACCTTCTATAGTTTCTTTTGAAATTGGTTTAATAACTCTTTCAATACTGTCTCTAGCTTGTGTTAATTTTCTAAGAACTTCTTCATGCTTTTCAATGCTTAATTCTTGGTCAGAAACTTGTCCTTTCATGGGAGATTTCTCATATCCCCTAACTACTCCCATAATGTAATTACCGTATGTTGCTTCTTGTTCAAGAGTCCTAATTAAGCTGTCAGAATTTTGATCAATTTGTGTAATGAATTTACCTTTATCTTGTTCTGCTTTAACCTCTGCTTCTGTCATATTTGTGACTATGTCATATCTCATAGTCCTCATACCGCTATCAGTTCTTGTAGATGTACCGACAACAGCAGCAACATTACCAGGAGGAACAGTACCCATTATGCTTCTAGCTTCTTTAAACTTATCTAATTTTTTATTTAAATTAGTAGAATGGGTCTCCATTCGTGAAAGAATAGTATCAACACTTTGATCACGTAATACTTTGTCACCTTTAAATTTTGTGTAAGCGTTTACTAGATCTGTGTAGTAGGAGTATAGGCCTTTCCACTGTTTAGATTCACCTTGAAGAATCTCACCATGTACCCCTGCTAGTGTCTTTAACTTAGGATTTAAACTCTCTTGTTGAGCTCTTATAGCTTTTGCTTTACGGAAGGCAACTACATCTTTATAAAACTGTTGTTTGGCTGGAGGAAGAGAAGAATCATTAGCTTTTTTATCTACACTATCATCAGGTTCTTTATCTATATTCTCAAAGCTTTCAATAGACCCCAGCTTCTGTACTTTTATATTTAACTTTTTCTTAAGAGCATCTATTTCTTTGCCATATGCAGCACGAAGCTTTGTTCTCTGTTCTTCAGTTAGATCTTTCCTGCTTAATACTTCTAAACGCTCTGCTGGTGTTACAGGAGATTTATCAGTACGTTCAACTACTTCTTCTAGTTGATCTATTGGAACAGTCTCAGATATTCCTTTAAGTTTTACATGAATTCTTCCATCTCTTACTTGTTCTGCTAATATGTACTCTATAGCAAATCCTTGAGCGTTTTGTATCTTAGGATCTTTTGAATCCTTTATAGTAACAATATCTCCTACTCTCCACTTTCCTGATGGGTCAAAATTAGCAAAATTAAGATCAGCCTCAGGTGTTATTCCTTCTCCCTCATATGACTTTTCCAGAGTTATGGATGCATAAGCAGTACTGTCTGGATCTACAACTTCATCAGGGCGGTGTTTATCTCGAATCTTAGCAAGTAGTGCTAGACCTTTTTTACGATGGGCATCAAATTCTTTGGTTATAGCAATAAACTTTTCATAATCTGCATCACTCTCAAAATCTTTCCTTGTTTTTCTATTTCCATTTTCATCAAGCCAAGACTTATTTTCTTGTCGAAGTTCAACTGAGCTAGTTTTTGTACCATGCTCGTCAGTGCTATCAATTCGTATTATTCCATCATCTATATGCACTGTAAGAGGATCATCTGCAGGTATTACAACTGCTCCTTCTGGATCTACAGCTTCTTCAGGCTTTTTCTTATCTCTAGTTTTCTTGAACTTGCTTAGTTCTTCTTTAGCTGCCCTTAAATTATCTCGAACTTCATAAAACTTTTTCTCTATAACCGCATAATAGGCTTCGGCTCCGTGAAGACTTCCGTCTCTTTTTAGTATAACTTTGCCTTTTCTTATATCTTCTAAGGCATTAGGATTTAATTTGTGCCAATCATCATATTCTTTTTGTGCTTTATTAAGATTTTCGGTTAGCACACCCTCTCTTGGTGAGGGTTCTTCTGGCGCAGGTTTTTTTCGTTCTTCTGTATCAGGAATACTTAATCTATCTATTTCTTCGATTTGCTTATTAAACTCGTCATCACTAATACTGTTATCTTCTGGTTCTTCTTGCTTAACTTTTTCTGGTTTTTGAGGATATTTTTGTTTGTGTCCCCATGGCCCTATACCCCAAGTTATTTGATAAGATTTAGTGTCTCTTTCTTTTATCCATCCTTCTAGCTCAGGCTTATATTTATCTTCATGAATTTTTACCAGTTCTGGAATAGCTGGTTGCTCTAATTTATTTTTAAGTCGTTCTGCTTCTCTACGAAACGCACTTAATTGAGTTGTTTGTTCTTCAGTTGGTTCAGTTTCTAATTCAAGTTTTTTAATCTCCGTTAGTACTACCTCATATGCTGCTACATCTGTTTTACCTGAATCAGTTTCTCCAAATGTTAAAGCTTTAGGTACTTGACTTGCTAAATTATCTCGTGTCTCCGTTTTAGAAGACAACTCTGTTTCTAACTGAGATACAACTTGTTCAAGAGCTTCTTCTGGAGTTAGCTCTCCTCTTTCAATTTGTAAACTTAATGCTAAAAAGTTTTCTTTAATATAAGTACTATCAGTTACTACTTCTCCATTAGGTCCTATTTCTGCTCCCGCACGATCTATACTTAATAGCTCTCCTAGTTCTTCATTAACAGTTTCAAGTTCTTTTATAATTTTTTGATCAGCATTTTTATAGTCTTCAGCTCTTTTTAATTCGTCTTCTACCCTTGCTATGTTTGGATCAAGGAGTCTTTCTTTGTATTCTCGATTATACTGTGCTGCAGCCGATTCACTTGTTATTACATCACCAAGCTTTACAACTGTTCTAGTTGCTAGATCAACAACCTTGACTCCAGCACCTGTACTAAATACACCAAGTCCTCCATGAACAAATGCCAAACCTGATTTACCAGCATCAATCTTCCATCGTTCACCTTCTGGTACAGTTGCAGGATCTATAAGTGCCCATTCTTCAAGAATAGAATCAACTGTTTCTTGGCCTCCTTCAGCTACTACAGCTTTACCAGTTTTAATAGCTGGTGTAATAACTACTTTTCCAGCAAAGGTTTTTAAACTACGAACTGAAGGATGAATCCCTTCTAGTATTTTTCCATGTACTTTACCCGCCCATGCAGCTGGTCCACCGATCAAAGGAAGTTCACTAAGATATTTAGTTAATAGTCCAGCACTTGCTTTTTCAACAGCTATTCGAAGAGCAGATAGTATTTTAATATCCCGAATTACTTCTGGAGGAGGTTCTTTCCCTTTATGTGCTTTCTTCCAATCCTGGATTCCGAGCTTAGCTGTACCCATAGCTAAAGCAACAAACATGCCCAGTTGTACGGGTAGATTCCCCATAGTAATAGCAATAGTGTACCCAACACTATCCCATCCCTGAGATGCAAAAGTTAATTTGTCATGTTTAAATGCGTTTATAACAGCTGCAAGTGCTCCTTTGGCGCCACCACCATGAGCTTTCATAACTTCATGAAAAGCTGCAGTAGCTCCAGCTATATGTTTGTCATTTGTGGGGTATTGTTTTCTGTAAGTTTCAGCGAATTCTCTAATATAGTCAGATCGTTCCTGATTTCTTTTGGCTTGTTCATCCGCTATAGTAAGTAGTTTATATGCAGTAGTCTTTGCGAATGCTTGTTGTTCGGTAGATAATGAAGTACTTCCCTGCATAGCTCGATATTTTTGTACATCCTCATAACTAACTCCGTACCTATCAGCTACTTCTGATAAAGTTGTAGGACCTGTGAATGCTGAAAATACAGTTTCAAGAGGAGGCCCTAAACTTCTCTTTACTTTAGAAATCTGTTCTTCAAGTGAACCTGGTGTAGGTGCCCATTGTGCTCTACCTCTCTGGTTTGCTAACATATATGCAGAGAAGGCTACTGCTGCCGGTCTAGTCAAGCCAGAAATCACTTCATTGGTTTCAGGGTTTCTCCACCCGAATGAATCATCAACATATTCAATTACTCCATTAGTTTTATTCTCAGTTTTAATTGGAGTAGATTTATCCTCCATACGAGCAGGTGGAAATATATTAGGTATTGGATCTTCAAAAGAAGGTGTAGTTCGATCTCTCTCAAATTTCGGTAGAGTTGAATCTGAAATAGGAGGCTTGAATTGCTGTCTTACGATTTGTTCACCAAATAGTGGACTATCTTTAGGTGTTGGATCAATGAGGGGTTCTGGTACGTCATTATCAGCCGGTATAGTATCAATAACCTTCTTTGCAAGATCTCCTGCTTTATTATAAACACTACCTAAAATATCAAGTATAGGTTTATCAAGTATAGTTTTATCAGTACTCTTAAATTTAGCTGTATCCTGTAATGCTCTTAATCTAGCTATATCATTTGCTTTATCTTGAGCAGCTAGATCAGCAGCAGTAGCTCTCTGATTGGGAGTTCCTAATTGACTTTTTGGAGGTTCTTTATCTGGAGAAGCGAAATCGTGACCTGCAGCTACTATTTGAGGTTTAGTTAATGTTGAGTCCTGCATTTTCTTTTTGAACTCTAATAGACGCTCAGCTTGTACAGCTAATTCGTGTTGCTTTTCTGCATCAATACTAGTATCAGGATATTCAAGACTTACTCCGAATTCAGGTCCATAATTCTCTACCCATTGCTCAACTGCTTTTCTATTCTCATCAGAATTATCTGGACTATCATTCCAAGTTATACCTAAATTAGGGTATTTTTTTATAATAGATTTAGCAAATTCAGTAATATTAAGCTCAGCTTTCTTAGTGGTTTGTATAAGATGTCTTGAAAAATTAGTGATACTCTCACTTAATTTCTCTAATGCTCCAGGTTTAGCAGGAACCATTTCTTCCTGACGTTTAGTTATTTCAATATTTCTACGTTGTTCATCAACAGTATCAATACCTGTAATAGCTCCTGTCAGCTTATTAACATAATTAATAGTTTGAGTAGAATTATCTTTTCCTGTAACTTGAGGTAAAACTGCTGCAATTTGATCCCAACTTGTAACATCACCACCAACTAGTTTCATTGCTTTCTTAATGTTACCCATTCCTGCATTGTAAGCTCCAGCAGAAATTTTCCAAGATTCAGTTGGTGAAAAACCTTGTTTAGTATATCTATCGAAACCTTGTCTTAAATACTTTGCAGAAGCATTCAGATTAGATTCAGGATGCCAAACAGATCCAGGTCCACCAAATGTATCTAAATTAAGTCCTAAGTCTGCTGCAGTACCAGCTCTTAATTGACCAAGCCCCATAGCATCTTTATTGGATCTTGCTCTAGGGTCCCAAGAAGATTCTTGTTTAACTAGTTGATTAAATATAGCTTGAGGAACATCATGTCTTATTGCTGCTTGATTAGCTAGTTCTACCAAGGCAGGATCTGCCTGTTGTTCACCTAATTTAGTAAAAGGCGTAGTCATATCCTTTTCTGTAGGTGCTTTTGGGAGGGCTAGATCATTACTTGAAAGGGGTACACGTAAATCTTCAGAACGTAGATCTTCAGTACTTGTATCTTTGTGTTCTACAAAAGAAGGTATGTCTATTATGGGTACTGTAGATGCGACTTGTTTACTAAAAGCTTCGTTTGCTTGCTTTAGTGCTGCAGCTTGTTGGAGATTCTGTATAGCAAGGGCTTTATTCTGTAAAGTTCGTGCTTTAGATGCATCATGCGGGGAAGGAGCTACTGCTGTATTTTGACCATTACCGTTGGTAGGAATATTTAGACTTGTAATTCTACTAATAATGTCTGCATTGTTAAGTGTACCGTCTTCATTAGCCATATTGTTATATCAGTCATAAATAGAAGAGTTATGGGCCTTTATTTATAGGCAGAGGATTGTATTGGTATTTAGTTGTGGGCCCAAATACTTGTTTAGCGCTTTTTCTAAGAGTTTCAATTTCAGTAACAAGCTTCTTCCTGAACTTATCAAGTCCAGTTGCAACAGAGTCTATAGATCTTTCTGGTCGTGGTAGATTTTCATAAAGTAATTCTAATACTTCTCTTTGATCATTATCATCCATATCACCATCGACACCGGTAAGATCAAAATCAGCTTTAAACCAAAGTCCTTTGAAGAATGCTCCTTCATTTTGTATTGTAACATTATTTACAAACATTCTTCGTGCAGCAAGCATCATTGCTTCTCTTCCTTCATTAGTTAGTTGGTTGCCTTTAGTAACTGAAAAGAAGCCTTCTACCTTTCTCCAGACGTTTCTAAGTTGCTGTTTAAGTTTTCCTCTATCTGACTCATCAAGGTTTGCACCTTCTTTCACTAATTTTGCAAGTGTATCATCATAAATAGTATTAAGTGGCGTTCCCTCTAAACCAGTTCCTATCATTTCATTTAATTTTTTTCCTTGTGCTGCTTTAGCTTGCTGGTGAGATAATGACATTTCTTCACGGTGTCTTACCTTAGCTGCTGCGTCACTAGCACCTGTCTTCATAGCACTGGTTAAAGCACTATCCTCATTAAGGACAACATCTACTTGTCTATCTAAAATCTTATTAGGTATATTATTCTTAAATCTATCTTGATAAATTCTACGTAATGCTTGTTTAAGTTTTGATTGAATTCCTACAGTTATTTTTCCAGATTGTAATGCTTCTGCAGCCGCAGTTCTCTGCGCTGCTGCATTCCCTGGATACATCTTCTCAAGTACAAGTCTTGCTTCACCAAATCCAGCTCTTCTTCCGCTTCCTTCAATTAAATCTGTAGTAGCTAATGCTTGCAGTATACTCGGCATAATACGTTCTTGTTGTTCGGGGGTTACATCAAACTTTTTCATATGCGTGAATACTGCATTCACATCTTTGGTAACTGCTTGTGATGCTGCTGTTATTTCTGCTTGTGTATTTTTAGCTAGGCTCATTCCAGCCAGATTACCCATAGATGTAGCTAAGGCACCAGAATACTCGTCCATTCTTATACTGCCATATGTTTCACCAGCTTCATCAGCCATTCGTAGATCAAATTTTCTACCAGCTGGATCTAATGCAAGAAGCTCTACAGCTCTAGCTTTAAGTACTTTTCTATCTCTTATTCCGGGGTATTGTATACCTAGATTATCAGCAATAGTATTGATGGCTTTATCTCGAGCTTTTTTATTATATTTTGAAGGATCATTAAAATTATCTACTCCAACTGCATCAAGAATTGCAGTAGGTGCCTCAGGGTATTGTGCATGTTCTTTATTGGTTTTAAGGGCAAACGGATGAGCCTTAAAAAGTTCTCCATATTGTGCCTTTTGCTTTAGAGCGGGAACTTGATTCCTAAAATTTGATTCTTCATTCTCTTCTAAAGCTTTTTTATAGGCAGGATTAGGTGAACCATCAGATAAAGTACGACTTGGAAGATTAGCTATTTGTTTTCTCTCTGTAGCTAGGTGACCTTCGTCTCGTAGTTTATCTCTTGTACTTACATCTGTTAAATACTCAGCTTTGCCTGTTTTTTCCATTAATGGCATTGCTATATTAAGTTTTCCCATGTCATAAAGACCCATACCTCTGTCTTTTAACATAGTCTCACGTATTTGTTGGTCAGTAAGAGGATTTCCAGTATTGACAGATTGCATCTCACCAAGTAAATTTTGTGTAGTTCTCTCTTTTTGTCGATTAACAAATTGACTAAGAGCCTCTGGAGTTTTTTCGCTTTCTGCAATAAGTTGTTTAACAATATCTGCTTCTACTGCTAATCCAGCAGCAGGATTTCCTACTGCTATTTGTTTTGCGGCATCTCTCCAACCCATGATATATTCTCCTAAACGTATGAAACTTGAGGCGATCCAGAAGCATATGTTCTTTCTGCTTCGCCTTCTTTACGACTAAGTGCATTCCAAAGATCTACTTGATAAGCGTCTGCTCTTCCTTCATTTCTTCTTGCTGATGCTAAATTATATTCCATCATAGGCTTTTGTGTATTCCATAAATCTTCAGCTCTTCGTTGTTGTCTTTCCATCATAGGTTTTATAAAACTTTCCCTATTGTATATATCATACCCTGTTTTCAATGCATCAAATATACCCCCAGCATTCTTACCCGCCCATGATCCAATATTTTTCATACCACCCCATAAATCTCCTAAACCATATCCACCTTGACCTAAAGAACCAGGACCTGGGGGTGGTGCTTGAATATTTATTGGGTCCATATTAAATTGAAGTTGTCGGTCTGCCATTGAACCACCACCACGATTTTCATAGTCTTCAGGTAAGAACACCGGGTGTCTTTGTCTTGATCCCGTTGTCATGATGGGTCCTGGTTGAATTTGATCTAGAGCCATAATTTTATCTCCTTATATACTACTACTAATATAATATGTAATATTACCTATATTTAATCTAATTGTCTATCCTTATGCGTAGATAGAAGCATAATAATCCGTGTCGAATGGTGACATGAATGGAACAACAGTATTTATTGCATGCCACTCAGTTACCGTTGCTTTAATAAAATATTCTCCTGATAATCGTGTATTTTTTGCTACTCTAACTGTTCCCAAAGGAGTTCTGAGAGGATCAATACCTGAATATACATCAGTAGAATCTTCTAGTGCATCAATTTCACTCTGCAATCCTAGTCTTTCTCTATTCCAAGCAGATCTTTCTGCAGACATTTCTTCAGCTAATGTATTAACACTCATACTTGACATAGATCCTATGCCTTTTAAAGCTGCAAGAGCATACTTTGCAAGATTCATAGGATCTAAAACACCACTAAAATTAAAGGATGTCATATTAGTAAACTGAAATCCTTGAGGATTTATAGACCCACCTGAAGAAATTGTATTTAAACTACCTCCTCCCTGTCCTATTTGCCAGCCTCCTGTATTTCCATAACTACCTACTGGTGCTGTATTTGGAGCTGATCCATATGTAACATTACCTTGCCATGCGGACATACCCACCATAGCAACTAAATTAAGAAGCATTGCTAGTCCTTCATTATCTCCAGCTATTTCTGTAATAATCATCTGAATAGCCATTTGAACAACGAAATCAAAAAGTAAGCCAGGTAATGCTGAAAGTATAATACCTGCAATAGTACCTAAAGACGCCCCTGCTCCTATAGCTGTAACTAGCTGACCTGCTAAAGTATTTCCTAATGCCTCTCCTAAATAAGCTGCAATTTCCGGCGCAAACACTATTATAACTACAACAATAACAATAATTACCAGAGCTTGAAGAAAACTCATACCTTCGTGCACAATAACTTCATAATGAGCTACATATATGGATGCGTGGGCTCCTGCTAAAAAGAGTTTACTAACTTTATCATTGGATAAGTTTTTGATAAAAGTGTGAATAAATGGGACCATTAGATCCATTTTATTCCCAAGATTAAATTTAACTACTCTAAAGTGTCCGCTAGACCCATCAACAACTCTACAAGTAGAAATTGGAGCAACTACTGTATAGGCATCTAATCCTGAAGGTTTAACACAATAATAAGTTATTGATTGTCCTACAGTTGTCTCATGCGAAGCTTGTTGAACTAATCGTAATACACCTGAACCATTATTTTCATACACCAGATCAGGAGTTAAATGTTTTAAATCAGCAGTAACACCATCTGCTTCTTGTAACACAGGACTAGGATTATTATAAGAAAGGCGGGTAGTTACTTGTAACCAATTCGCTGCTTCTGTACTAGTATCACCTGGATTAGGCACACCACTGCCGTCTAGAAAGTCCTGTACTTCATCCAGATCATCTGCTTTATAACCTACGTTATAGGTCCCTTTTCCAGAAGAAACGAAATAGTTGTATACTAAAATGCCATCAGCATCGAATTTAGACATATCTGAATAATATATGCCATTTTCAACACTTCCACTATCTGCATCAATAGCAGCTAAGCTAGTATGTTCGAATGTAATATATGACCATTGATATGCTAATTTATTATCGTCTGTTGTAATTATTATATTATTCTGCGGTTTATCATCTCCTGTTGGGGAATCATTGTAAGTACCTTGTGTAACTCCCTGTGCAGGATATAAATTCTCAAACATAGTATATAAATATGACATTCCTGCCTGAGAAGTATCCCACATTCGTACACCAAAGTTCACATAGATATGATCTAAATCTCCCCCAGGAATACCTGATTCCTCTAAAATCGTATCAAGAACTGTTTCAGCATCTAAATGGATTATATCTAGTAAATCTTCAATTTGTTCGGCTTTAGTTGCACCAAAAGTAGTGTAATTAGAATTACTTAGTCTTAATGGAATACAAGGAAGTGCTTCAATAGTAGTACCATCTATATCAATAGGTTCTTCTATAGTATCTAGATCAGTATATGTTCCCGATCCTACTTGATAAATAAATAAGTAGCGTCTCGAAGGAGCGCTATCTCTGTAATAAGTAGAAACGTAATGTAATTGTGTTGGTTTAGTAGGTACTGTATACGGAAGAGTTAGGACTAAACCTGCGGCATTATACACTTGAACTGTGTAGGTATCTGCGCCTGAATTATAAACAATTGTATTAAGATTAACTTGTAACGGTTGGGAGCCTATACTAGAAGCAATAGCTTTTAAAGTATCTGAAGAAGCTATTTCACTAGTTATAGCAATATCAAAATGATTAGTAGATGGGGTTACCGTAACCGTATCTGTATCAATAGCTACTGCATTAATAGTTCCTGCATCCGCAGTAGCTACTTCACCAATTATATCAATATCAAAGTTATTAGTAGACGGGGTTATTGTAACGGTATCTTCACTCGTTGTAGAGTAATCCACTCCTATGGTATTAGTTCCTACATTGTATTCTTTATTTTCTTGAAGCCAGTATTTAACCCAATCAACTTTTGACAATGCTCTTAAATAAGATCCTTCAGGAGTACACGGAACACCGTTGAGAGTATTTAATGCGGCTGTTAACTCAGTATAATCTATAGTTAAAATATAGGATTCTACAGTAGGGAAATTTTCGAAATAATTCCCATTATCTATAAAATTCATAAAATCTTGTACATTACCCTTAAGACTACGAAATACACTGTGATAAATAAGATTACTGATAAGATCTTGACCATTTAGAATACTACGGATAAGTGAATTTAGGAGGGGGTTCTTCTTATCTACATCTTCAAACAGAGGGATATTATGTACTTCAAAGTATTCAATAATCTGGGTACTTCCACCATCAAAACCAAGTAGTACCATGATGGCTTGTATAATCAGTTCAACTATTTGTATAACAGTTTCGACTATTGATACAATAATATCTACTATTGCTGAAAAAATACTGCCTATAAAACTCATTAAACGCCTCCTATTAGGTAGGCTCGGCGTTAGTTATTTGGGTATTAATATTACCTGTACCTGTTGTGTTTAAGGCATTTACTCCTGTAGAAGCCGTACCTGCAGTAGAAATATTAATAGCCCAGGCATCTAAAAGAGTTTTAAGGTATTTCTGATCTGCATTCCATTGAAAACCTTTTGCCTGTTCAGTAACTAAACTATTTGCTTTACCAACAACACTACCAGCTGTAGGAGCTACTTTTGTTTCTTGTTCAGTTTGTGCAAACTCTGTGACTTCTTTTTGAAATAATAGAGATTCCTCAGCGTTACCTTTTTGTGCGCCTATTGTATAAGCTACAGCTTGTTGCACAGTAGCTTGTATAGCTGTTAGGTATACTGTTGCGTAATCACTACCAGTAATTCGACCTAGATTAAACTGAGCAGCCATATGAGCATTGACAGTTGTCATCATGTCATCAAATATACCGGTACCTGTTACTATATTATCGGCACTTGTAACAACATTCTGGGTTAAATTAACAATAGAAATAGTCATTAGTTAGTGGCTCCTACACTAAAGCCTGCAGCTTTACTAGCTGCGAGAACTTTTTCTACTTCCTCTCCAGTAAGAGGGTCTAAAATTCGTACATTAAATTTCTTAGTTAAATATGGTTCCAAAACTTTTTCACCATTAGGTCTAACTACAGTTTTAAATTTCTGCATCTGACCATTTTCAATCTGATTAAGAAGAATTACCGGGACATGCCATCCTTCTTCATTATTAAAAGGAACAAACTTTTTAATCATTCGTCCATTATTAAGTCCTGAAGCACCTACACTAAAAATAAGTCCTGGGTAGTTAGCCATATTAGGGTCATTAGGAGTAACTACTACACGAACAAGTTTCATAGCTAATTTTTCTTTAGTTTGCATGGCTGCTAAATGTTTTGCTTTTGCAGCTCTAGACGCTTCAGTAGAACCAGAAAGATTAGATGTAGATGTTTTAGTATCTTCTGTATACTCTTTAGTTCTAACGTCAGCTAGAGTAGAAGCAAGCTTCTTTGTTCCAGTTTTATGATGTAACGTAACTCCGTTATCTGTTAACTCTTGTCGTATTTCTTCGTCTGTCATTGAGTTAATGGGAACTGCTGATGTAGTGTCTTCCATACTTCCTCCTATTATTAGTTTCTATTTTTATACAGAGTTCTGTACTTTGCTACTTGTTCTGGACTCATTCCTTTAGTATTTCCTGCTAGAAGTTTCTTTTTAATATTGGCAGGTACACTGTTCCAGCCTCCTCTAGATGTAGATGCAGCTTTAGGTGCAGATTTTTTTGCACCTGATCCAGATACTGGTTTACCTGTTCTGTTATCTAATTTAGTTGTTGTTCTTTTACCAGTGTCTTTAAACCATTTAGGATGTGCTTTTCTAACTTTGTCGAAACCTTTTTTTCCTCCCCCAGCTGCTCTGATTGCGTTTCCTGCTTGTCTCGCTAGATGTGGTAGTACTTGCCACATAACTATTCTCCTTTAAAATGGTATATCATCTTTACTTTTTTTAGTGGGTGGTTTTTGTTTAAAGTCTTTCTTACTTAACCGCCCATATTGTGGGCTATTAAAAGCACGATCTTCTGAAGCTATATCATATTCCAAGTCTCTACGCTTTTTTGCTTTGTTTCGTGCTACTCTAGTTTTCTTACTAGGTTTTTTCTTAGTATAACTTCGACTTTTCTTTTTTACAGCTTTCCTAAGTAATCTAGCGGCCATGACTGTCTCCTTGTAATCTGATAATTACATTGATTTTATTCTACCGCCTTTTTTCCATGATCCTTTCATTTTCTCCCACCTACGCATATCTTCTGGAGAATGTGCCATTGATGCTTCACCCCATTGTACCCACTTATCAGGATCTTTTTTCCCTACATTTTTAAGATTTTTCTTCAATTGTCTTTTCTTTACACTTTTTCCCGGTTTCTCCTCATGTTTAGGTCTTTTTGGTTCTTTTGTCGGTTCAGCTCTGCTTTTTGCTTTCCTAGTTTTCTTATTAGGTTTTTTCTTGGTGTAGCTTCTACTTTTACCTTTTACTAATTTAGCAGCTTTACCTATTAATCCGCCAGCCATGACATTCTCCTATTAAAAAGTCTCCCCCTCCCGCTACTCTGCGAGCAGCGGTCGGAGGGACGATTAAACAATAATAACTACTACGGACCTGTTGACGTTAGAGCAGTCCAAATAATACCTAAACGCTCTGGACGAAGTGCCATAAAGCCGTAATACCATTTGATGGAGTAGAACCCTACCTCACCATATGGATCATCTAAAGAAGCAATTTCTTTACCAGGCTTCTTATGATTAACGGTAAATTTAACACTCTTGCCATCAGTTTGAAAACCGATAGTAGTAAATGCGCCATCTCCAACAACTAGCATTGGATAAATATCAGCACCATCTTTACCGGTACCATCAGTTGTTCCGCCAGCAGCACCACCTAAACGGTCATACTGCATTTCTGGAACTACAACAATACGAAATTGATCAATAGAACCAATTTCACCATGCATAATAGTGCCAGCGTCAGCGTATTTTTCTACGCCAACAAAAGCTGAACCAACAGTTGTCTCTGCAATATCTTTCATTTTACGTACTATAGGAATTAACTCAGTTCCAATAAACATAACTCGACCACCATTAATGGTTTTAGTATCAATCATACGAGAACCACTAATAATCTTTGTTTGCTTAGGACATTTAGCATCATCCAAAGCAATAGAAAGATTCATCATAGTTGTGTAATTAACAACTTCATCAACTTCTAAAGTACCACCAACTTCAACTCCATCAGCACCAGACATATAGAAAGCCGTACCATCAGAAGTTGCGGTAGTAATCAAATCATTCTGAAGCTCAGCTTCAGTCAATTCATTAGCACCTACAAGAGCTTCCTCAACAATGTGGGACAACAAATCTGCATCAGAATCGAAGTCCATTGATTCTTGAGTATACTCAGTAAAAAAACCACGTTTAAGCAAATCCCCTTCAACTTGAGTACGCGTGAAACCTACTCGGTTAACACGACCACCGTTCTCACGTAAAGTTGGGATCTTCTTTTTAATGGCACCAATATCTTTATATGAACCATAAAAATTTTGGTCATTTCGTGCAACGTCTACTACACCAGAACCTGCTATAGCAGCTGTTTCAGATCCATAAGCATCATCTACTACAACACCAGAAGAGTTCCAGCCAGTCCAGGTATCTTTTGTAGCTTGGTCGTACAATCCATCTTGATCTAGTCCCTGAGTACCTGTATTTGCTACATCAATCAAAGGAACGTAGACATCCTGCTTAATCTTCTTACCCATATGCTTAGGCATCGCTCGTACATCAGCCAAAGGCATGAAATACTGGTGATCCCGAACAGCAATAAGAGCTTTTTTGAAATAATAGTCCATTACCGCCTGGGCGCCTATACTGGAAGCAGATCCAGCAGGGGTGCCCTGACTAGGAGTATTATATAAAGTTTCGCCAGCCATTTTTCACTAGGCTCCTATTTATATAGTGATTAGTTACCGGACAGCATACTTCTTCATAAAATCTTCATCTGATAAACCTAAAAAGTTATCATCAGGTGGAGCTTTCTTTGTAGTAGTCTGCTTGACCGGTGCTGCTGCTTTTCGTTTTTTATCACGATCAGCCTCAGCTTTTTCGTCAGTTTTACTTGATACTTTCGACTTCCCAACAGGTGATTCAGGTTGTTTAAACATATTATTTTTATTCATATGTTCTGCAACTTGTCGATACGCTTCTACATCAGGAATTCCATTTAGTTTACCTAATGCTTTTTCCTGTTGTAATACTGCGTTTACTTCATCATAAATACCATTAGCCATATGTGCATTAACAATCCCAATAATTTCAGGTTGGTCTGAGATAGCACTTCTACTTTCTGTATCCCATTCCTTAGTTAAAACATTAATGGTTTTATTAAATGTTTCGGTATCTTTGATGTCATCGAGTACACGATCCAAATTATATTCTTTATCTGTAATAGAATAGTTAGTTGGTTCGTATTCTGTGGGTGCATCTTTGTCGATTTCTAAAGGATCTACATCACTTTCTTTAACAAGCTTGGCGATAGCTTTAGGGTCCTTTTTGGATAAATCAATTAGATTATTCAATTTAG